ATTTCATGTCTATAAATGCCTAAAAACTAAGAGTTAACATTAAATGGTGTGTGTTGTTTTGTGTTATTTTATGTTACTCAATATCTAACATTGTTTTTAGCAAATGTGGACGTAATGTGGACTTGATAAGTGTGTTAACTAAATATTATTAGAAATTTTACAATAAATATTAAAGCTATGGGTTCCTATTTACTTTTCTATGTGCAAACTAATTAAAAAGTTACAAATTGTTACAACGTTTATAATAGCATTTATATTTTAACTATGCAATACTATTTAGTTCGGAAATATTATTGAGGTCAGTCAAATCCATACCCTCATATTTTTCAAGAAACAATTCTAATGTTTGTTTTCTTACTTTTAGACTTCCAAGTTTCATAGCCGGAAGCAAACCTTTTTTAATGAGGTCATATACAATATGTACGTTTACTCCCAATGTAGAAGATACTTCTTTAACTGTATATAGCATTTTATCTTCTTTCATATTTACGCCTTTCCTGTAGAACCAAATCCGCCTCTACTTACATCATCTAAGTACTTAACTTCTTCAAATTCAATTTCTGGCTGAATCTTATTAATGCGGAACTGACATACTCTATCATTCTTGTGAATAATTGTATCTTCCATAGCGATTACAGGATATAACCACTGATCATTATCTCCACTATATGAGTTGTCAATTACCGCAAAAGAATTTGTCTGTAATACTTTAAAATTCTTATATGTGCTGCTACGAGGTACAATATTTGCCTCATATCCGTCTGGTAACTTCATTCCAACCCCCAACGGAATCAAATGAAACTCGCCTTTCTTTAGATGTACTGTTTCGGCAGAACGAAGATCAATTAAATCTCCTTTACTGATTTTTTCTACTTTGTCAATTTCGTTATCGAAATATTTGATTTTAATTGTTTCCATATTACAAATTCTCCTTTAAATAATTAATATAATTGTTCCATTCTCCAATCGAATAGATATACTCTTTGCCTTTTAGTCCTTTCAGTTTCATATCTGCTTTTATATTCTCTATTGGATTCTTTTTTGTTGCCAATGATTTAATGAAATTATTGGTGCTATGTGTTATAGCTAAAATGCGTTCTTGTGGAATTTTAGAAACGATTTCTTTGTATAGGTTCAAGTCTTCGTCTGGTATCTTAAACTCCTTATTTCGTGGCAAATTCTTGCTGCTAAACGGACTAATATTTGAACCAGATGTTTTTGGTTTTAATAATGGGATAATTTTATCAGAATCGGAATATTTGAATTTGAATAAGATTTCTGAATCGGTTTCTTCAATGTTATAGATGATTGATTTGTCATTTTCTTCGATATTTTTAAGAATGTTATGTCCTCTTCCAAGAGAAGGTACATATGCTATAAGTATATCTCTGCCATAGTGAAATACTTTATTACCATACAAACAATCAATATAACAATCTACATCTTCGAGATTTCCGTTTAACTTTCTTGTAAAATCATTTGTCCATTGATTGTATGGCGCTTTAATACGATACCGACTCTTGAATTTATCTATTAAATAACTCATAGTTCGCCCTCCCATTCCAACAGTTGACCACAGTATATGCAATAATACCTTTTATTCATATATTCTGTGGTTAGAAATTTTCCGCAGCACGGACACCACGGACTTTCCATTTTCTTTGCCGTCTGCTTTTCCATCGCTGCCCTGCATTCTTCCGGCATGCCGATTGTCTGGTACTCTTTCCACGCTTTAGCATCCTCATTTGTTAAGATGCAAAATCCTTCGTGCTTCTCGCCTTCAAATATTGTCTCGATAAAGTGGTGCATTAGAAGTGGAATGTCTACGTTTGCGTGATAGCGTTCTTTTAACTCTTTTTCGATTGCCCGGTACTGCTGTACCTCTTCCAATGCTTTGATTGCTGTATCTATTCCCTCAAAAAACTGCGCTACTCTAATTGGTCTGCCAGTTATCTCTAGTCCACCTTCCAATTTCAATGCTTCAATTGCTTCATTCTCCGTCATAACTACTCCTTCCGTTATTCACAATACAAAACCATTTTGTTCTGAGCAAGAGACTGTTTTACATCAATTACATGCTGATTCTTACTACCTTGCCATTTCAATGTGAGATCTTTCTGCTCATCTATATATTCTCCGTCAACGAGTACATCCACATTGGAAATTATTTCCCAACGTGTAAGCCACTCATCTGCATTTGCTGCAAATGAAGTATATTTATATTCATTATATTTGGAATTTAAAAGGTCAAAATTATATCCCGTATATAACCAAATAGTTTTCTCAGGATAAGAAATACGGATTTGTTTGACTAATTTGAGGACTTCATCAAGGTTCTGATCCGCTAAACATTCTCCACCAAGAAATGACACACGCTTGATATATGGTCTATCAATGAGTTCCATAAATTTATTTTTTGTTTTTTCTGTCCACTCTTTTCCACCATTAAAATCCCATGTATCAGAATTAAAACAGTTTTTACAGTGAAATGGACAACCTTGGACGAAGAGGGAGACTCCAACTCCCTCCCCATTAGAAATATCCATAGATCTAATCTGTGCGTATCTCATTATAAATCCTCCGCAATATCTGTCATATGGACATATCTCTCCTTAATTTCCTGAGTACGTCCTTTTCCCCAGTAATTAGTTCCAATATATCCGCAAGTCCTTCTTGCTACATTCATCTTGTCTTTATCTCTATTGTGGCAATTTGGGCATTCCCAAATAAGTTCGCCACCTTCATCAATAATTTTAATTTCACCGTCATAACCACAAATCTGACAATAATCAGATTTTGTATTCTCTTCTGCGTACATGATGTGATCGTAGATGAATTTATTCATTTCTAAAACAGCATCTACATTATTTACTAATCCATCTGTCTCAACATAAGATATCGCACCTCCAAGAGATAACGCCTGAAATTCTGATTCTTTAGCAAGTTTATCAAATGCATTAATTGGTTCTTTTACAAATGTATGATAACTGTTTGTGATATAATTTCTATCTGTAATACCTTTAATAATTCCAAAGCGTTTCTGTAGACACTTCGCAAATTTATACGTTGTGTTTTCGATTGGAGATCCGTAAATTGAAAATCCAATATAATGTTCTTTATTCCACTGGTCACATTTATCATTCATAAACTGCATTACTTTAATACCAAAATCATGACCTTCCTGTGAATCAATATGTGATTTACCAGTCATATATTTTACACATTCATATAAACCTGCATATCCAAGTGAAATACTTGCATATCCATTATGAAGTAACTTATCAATCTTTTCACCTTTTTTAAGTCTTGCAAATGCTCCATACTGCCATAATAAAGGTGCAACATCAGATAATGTTCCTTCTAATCGTTTATGTCTGCAAAGTAATGCTTTATGACATAATTCTGTTCTCTGTTCCATTAAATCCCAAAACTTTTCATAATCTCCTTCAGATGACAATGCTACATCTACAAGGTTTAAGGTAACAACGCCTTGGTTTAGTCTTCCATAAAATTTATAATTACCATTTTCGTCTTTATAAGGCGAAAGAAAGCTTCTACACATTTTTATTACATATCACTATGTACACTGACTATATATTCTCTCCGAGTCCGTTACTCTCATCAATGAGCCGACTGCTTGGAATTGGTGCTTGTCTCCAATCCTACACCGCTACACTCATCACGGTTAGTCGATACACACTTCCTATTTCTAGGGTTGGCACGGTACTCATCTTAGGTCACAGAATCTCTTCTACCTAAGACCTATCCGTTAGCAACTATATTAGTTACACCCTCTAAGCAACGAGGTTCAATCGGTTTATCCTGGGCTGTAGTTTACGCTCACCCATGCACGGGAAACAGTTACCCTCTTTATATTTCTTCATAATCTTCTCTGAAATATAATCAGGGTTCATTCTCTTTGCAGTACACTTAGCTGCAAGTTTTGTTAAATACCAATAAGGGGAATTTTCATGAATATTATCTTCTTCTAAGACATAAAGAAGCTTCGGAAAAGCCTGTGTGACATATACGCCAACTTCATTTTTAAGACCAAGTAATCTCTGATTAAGAAACTCTTCAATAATCATTGCAAGTTCTTTCTTATACTCTGTAGTCTCTCCAAGATACATGAATACACTCAAAAAAGGAGACTGCCCATTTGAGTTAGACATAGAATTACACTGATAGTTAAATGTCTGAACGCCATCTGCTACTTCTTTTTTTGTATCAGATTCTGCATATCTCTTACAATCTTCATTAGAAAATCCCCATGACTTATATTTCTCATAGTATTTGTTGTAACTATCTCTTACAAATGGTGCTAAATGTGTAAGAGTAATTGTAGCCCCTCCATACTGAAGTGACGTAACACCAAGAATAATCTGAGTAGCGATTGTACAAGCAGTAATAAATCTATGTGGTTTTTCAATCATTACCTTGTTAATACAAGTACCATTCTGTAACATATCTTCGAGATTAATAAGTGAGCAGTTACTCATCGCATTCATACCAAAATAATCAATATCATGGAAATGAATAATTCCTTCATCGTGTGCTTGTACAACTTCTGGTGGAAGTAAAAATCTACGAGAAATATCTTTGCTGACAATTCCTGCCATATAATCACGCTGAGTATTTAATACTTTTGAGTTTTTATTGGAGTTTTCAGTATTCCAATATTCGCTTTCACCATCTAACAGTTCATCAATCTCGGAATCTGTTGTATTCTCATTCTCTCTTTGGAATTCACGAATACTTCTATATCCTTCATATGCTTTTGCAGTAAGTCTCTGTTTTTTGGTGATTAATTTGTCATAAACCATTGATTCAATATCAGATACACTTACTTCGTCTTTATCCTTACACTCTTCTTCAATTTCGTCTGCAATATCTTCTGCAATCTTTGGTTTTACAATACCTGAGCCATTTTTCATTGCTTTAAGAATTGCAGTTGAGATCTTAGACTTATCAAAATCGGCTTCTGAACAATCTCTTTGAATTACTTTTACTTTTGTCAATATGTATATCCTCCTATCTGTTTCTCATAATTCCATCCAAATTATAGTGGCTTAGAAATTCATCTAATTCATCAGAAGTCTCAGGATTACCAGCTAAAAACGTTTCTACATCTTTGCCGATAGTTGGATTATTATTCCATACTGTCACAATGTCACTCAACACATCGTACATACTTCTAAATTCGTCATCATTGTCTGGTTTTCTTGTTTCAACACCAAATGAATTGATATACTCTTCTGCTTTTAATAAATCGTTTGTCATTGTTGTTTTTACTTCATATTCTGCTTTACTAACGTTCATTTTATCTCCTTTCCTGATTCCACAAGAAATCAACCTTTCCTTCTAATCATCTCTTGGTTCATTCTTACCACTCATAATGCATAATGCCAATGCAAACACTCCTCCACACCCGCCAATAACGAGCCCAATAAAAAATGCAATTGCTACATCAATCATATTTTTCACCTCACATATCCTTAATTTTCACTTTTAATTCTTCTAATTTTTTATATTTTTCAGAATCATATTCTGTATGATCTTTTACAATCATGTTCGTCTGCTCATTGCAAATTAGTTCAATCAACAACTTTCTATCATCCGATGTTAATCTATTGGATGTGTAATCATTAACTTTTGTTACAAATGAAGTTCCATCAACAATTACCCTTCCTGTTGCATCCATCCATTTATATCTACCATCTTTTTTATCTCTAAAAATAATTCCTTCCGAATCAATTGGATGATTCATATTTTCACCTCAAATTTCCACTCATTTCATGACATACAATAGTTTTATGCGTAACGCCATCATCAATATTGGCATGATTTTTTATTGTTTTGATACATTCAATTCCGTATTCCTTATCATTAACTGTAACGGTAAGGAAATCATCTGGTTTCGACAACAATTCTTTTGCAAGTCCGTGCGTTGTCGTTCTAATTCCTTTAATAATTATATTGTTCACCTTCTCTCTTCTTTATCTCATATAGAAATCTTTTATGTATTCGCAAATATCAATTACACATGAATCTGCTCTAGTAATGCAACATTTTAACCAAGGATGAATTGTCTTATAATCGCCATTTTCATCATATGCAATAACAGGAATATCATTTTTCCATGCTTCGTATACCTCGATAATAGATCCTATACTACTACTAAGACCATTTGTATTTACAATGACAATGTCGCTGTTTTTTACTAAAGACAAATCAAATTTCATAATTTCTTGTTCACTTTGGTATCGCTGCTCATTAAAATTAAAATAGTCACAAGGAGACACAACATTTGTTTTATAATTAGCCATGTCAGAATATTTTTCTAATTCAGATTTAAGTAAATTTCTCCATTGTTTCATCTCCGAATCAGATAAGCCACCCATCTTACCGGCTAAATAAATTGTCAAACCATTTCTTTCCATTCTTCTAAAACCTTTCTATATTGATTAATTACACTATCAACAACTTCGTTAACACTTGTTCCATCATTGTTATATACAATCTTATTCGCCAAAAGATCTGCATATTTGAAATCTTTTGCGTCCCTCTTAATACGATCTTCTGCTTTATCCTTATTATCATTGCGCTTAGAAAGCCTTTTTCTGATAGTATCAATGTTTGAATACAAATAGATGACAACTGGTTTAATGCTGTCATATTTTAAAATATCTATAACCCCATCTGGCGTAAGAATAATCACAGACTTTTCATCCGCATCTTTAATATCTTCTTTTGCTGTCCCATAATACCAAACACTTTCACCAACTCTATATTTCTCCCATTCAACAAAAAAATCTTCGTCAATCTTTTTCAAGAACTCTTCATTTGAAATATAGTGATATGTAACATCAGAAATTTCACCTTTTCTCATTGGTCTAGTTGTATAAGTTACGATACTATGAAAACCGTGTTTCATCGTCAAAATATCACGAATTGTGGTCTTTCCAGACGCAGATTTGCCAATTAATATCAAGCACATTAATTTATTTTGCTCCTTATTTCAAATATTTTTTATAAAAATGACGATCAATATCATTATTGCCTTCATTAACAAAACCTTCGATCTTGCCATCGCTAATTATTGGTCTATTACCTCTATAACAATAATCCTCAACACAATCTAAAATTGTAATATTATTCATAGTGATTGAATAATAATCCATGACTATTCCTCCGTTTTCACCTCATATTTCTTACAAATGTCATTAAAATTAATCAAATCTTCTTTACATGTCGGATTATCAATAATAGCTTTGACATCATGACAGGATAATGACATAACCCCCATAAGTGACTTTGCATCTACACAATGTCTTCCATAACTCACATCTACATCACATGCTACCATCTTTGAAATCTCTGATACAAAGTGGCTTGCATCTGTAATACTGTTTAAATTCAAAACAAATTCTACTTTCATATTTTTATTCTCCTTTTAAATCTGATTCTGTTGCTAATTTTGCGTATTTCCAACTACAAGATACATTTGTTGTCCACGATGTCATACCAGTTTCGAATGCATATATTTCTCCATTCTTATATTTGCAAAAATGCCTTCTTTCCATATTTTCAAAATCTTGATTATCCGAAACAAGGATTGGAGTATCAACAGCCACTTTTGACCAATCTACGGTATAGTCAACGTATTCACTATTTAGCCACCATTTTCGATTTTCACATTTTTCATGTTCTCTATCGTAAAATAAACAATCTTCACATCCTTGTAAATCATCACATGCGACTGGTTTATGAGTATTTTTTTCTACAGCCAAAACTTCGCCATTACCTATGATATCTAATATTTCATTCACATATTTTTCTCTATTTGTCATAAAATCCTCCTCCTTATCTATAAAAGCTATGACCAACACTGTCTGTAAAAATATATTCTCTATTTCTGTCAGCCCAAGAATTACCTCGTGTTGAATCAAACCATAACGCTCCGTTTGTTGTATCTGGGAATTGAAAAGCATATTCACAAGCCAATATTGTTGTTTCTGTGACAGTGACATTCTTATAATCACCACTTATGTAACTTGAAAACTGTGGTCTTTCCGTTAGAATTTCAATTAAATTCATCGGAAAATCTTCATGATCGATTCTATTAAAAATTACACTTGCCACATTTACTTTCTCATCAAAGTTATCTTCACCACGGACTTCTGCTTCTACAATATGGAATAGTAAATCCAACTCAGATCTATCAAAATAATCATAAATTGTTTCATCTTTATCTATCCATTCTGAATATTCATCTTGAATTTCTTTGTATTTTTTGAACCATTCCATTGTATCTTCACACTCCAATGCATTGATTCTTTGTTGCGCTTCAAAGATTTTTTCTGAAACAATATCAATTTCATCTTGCTGAACTTCATTGCTCGATGAGACAATATTATTGTCATTTTGTTCAATACTTATTTCTGTCTCTATTACCTGTTCTGTATTGACAGTTAAAAGCGTTTCTGGCTGTTCATCTGATTCTAAATTATTATTTGCCCCCAATGGGGCGACACATAAAATAGAACCAAAACATAAGACAATAAATGTCTGTATGACTCTTCTTTTCATATGTTCTCCTTATTAAATTGTGTTGTATATGGATTTTGTTACATAGATATTCTCTGTTTGAGATAAGATTTTTAACTATATTTCATCATCAGGAATTGATTTGTCAAAACGGATACCTAAATAAATTGGGAATTGAAGACTTTTAAGATTGGTTTTTTTGTCTGTTGTGATTTCTTTATATTTGACATCTACAATGTGATCTAGCATTTTATCTTTATGTTGCCAATAATAAATACGCTGTGAGTCAGTAAAACCGCTACCTACATTTACTATATTATCATAATATTTACATACGATTGCCCCAAGCTTTCCTTTATTACGACCAGTTCCCTCTTCGATATCTATAACACTAAGAGAAATATCAAAGAACTTCTTTACCTTAATTAACGTTTTTACACGTTTGCATTCATACGGAGTGTCAAGATTTATCATACAACCTTCCCAGTCATGCGCCTCTGCATAGTCTAACCATTTCCAAATTTCAGAATGATCCGTTCCTTCATATACGATTGGCACAATTTCAAGATTTTCTGTTGGATTATATTTAAGATTGTTTTCAAACTGCTTTAGGTATATACGCTTTCTATCAAAGTATGATAAATTTGATTTGCCTGTCCAAAATTCAGACAAAGGGAAAATATCAAATACGACAAGTTTAAGTTGCGATTTGTCACTATCTTTACTCATTGCAATACCAGTACCCTTTTGGAAAGCTTCTGAATCAGACAAGCCTTCTTTGTTTTTATAGATAAGTTCTCCATCAACAAACATATTTTCATATCCCATATTTTTCAGATCACTAATAATATGGTCTAACCCATTATATTCTTTACCTTGTCGTGTCATACATCTGTTCCCAACAAATGCTGTACGAGTTCCATTAAGTTTTCTACTTATAGAAATTGGCTCATTTGGATTTAATTTACACTTTTCAATTGGTGTGCCAAGCATTACATCAAACGTTGGGATCAAACCTGAAATAACACTATTTACTACCTTCTTATCACAGCCAAGACGAAACTTTTTCGTAACCATCTGTTTGTAAAAATCTTGGTATTCTTCTGGTTGATTTCCGATGAATCCTTGCACAGTTCCAATATTCATATCACTACCCGAATTAAAATCTGATAAGTATTTCATCACTTCTTCAAAAGAGTTCAGTTCTGTTCCAGACATACCAACGAATTTATTTAATTTTTTATCACTGATGCCGGTTACAATATTTGAATCAAGTAAAAATACTAAACATCTTTTAAATAGCTCATTATCTTTATTCGCTGCAATAATGGCTTTCTTTTCATTTGTGCTACTTGTATTTTGAATTTGTTTGAAAATTTTAATTACTTCTTCCATTCTACCTTTCCTCTCCACAATATTCTTTTAAGTATGTAAGCATTTCCGATTCTTCTGGAAAGAAAATATCTCTATTCTTTTTGCTCTGAACGAAGCCGAGAAAATTTGACATAAATTGACCAAAACGCCAATCTAAATAATATGTCTTCCATATTCTATTTAATTCCGATGTAAACACATCAATTCTTTCTGGATTTCTAATATTAATCATCTCCTTTTCTGAAATATTCTTGCGCCAACTCTCCATATTTTACAGAAAGTTCATTTGTATCTTCCAACAGAAAAAAGTTTTCTTCGCCATAATGTCTCATGATTTTTTCTTGGTTTGCAAGAATATGAGAGAATCCCTTAAATATAAGTCCAATAGTTCTATTATTCATATTTTTTCTCCTATGAAATGAACATTTCTTCTGTTTTTTCGTCCTCTAAAACCCTTATAAATCAATGGTTTTCAGACTTCCCATCATACATAATCAGCTCTTTTGCATACGGAAGCGACTCTACCCACTTTATAAATGACTTTGACCACTCTGTAAGCTTATGATTTTTACGCTGAAAGTACATATTACTAATATTTTCATAATTCATTGTAATTGTTCGCTTCTGTAACCAGCTCTCAGGAAGCCAACGCACAAGCTCTTTCCAGTATCTCTTATCTTTCGTCTCAAGATACTTCTGACGAATATTTTCTAATACATAAATAATATCCTCTTCAAATGTTGAAAGATTATCCAATCCGTCATCATCCTTTGGATTATCAGCAAGAGATAAATTCCTGTCATAATCATCAATCTCAAAACAATCTAATGTAATTGGTGTTGTAGCAAGCTTGTGCATTGTACTCGTTGAGTTCGCAACCGTTCCTACTTTATAAGTATCAAATTCTTTCCACCAATAAAGAGGTGCTGTAATATCAACCGATACAAAAATCTGTCGCATAAATTTTCTATGCTCATTCCCTGCTTTAATAAGAGTCTGTGCGAGTTTCATATCGTTTGCTCCAATAATGTAATTATTTTTATAATTGATGCAGCCCTCATCGTTTGTATTACATTTTTCGCAAACTATATCATTATCACATCCATAATGACTATCATTCTTATGCCAAGAATTCTTCGGATTTCTCATCCCACGGAGACTGTGCTCAAATCCCCATACCTCTGTATTTTCAAATTTCAAATCTTAATCCTCCACTTCATAATGTTTTTCTAATACACTTAATAATAACCACACTAATATACCACCCAATAATGGAGCTAATTGTACAAATTCATGTAGTACAATTGCTTTATATAACACATTGATTGTATAGGCAATTCCAATAATTCCAAAGAATAATATTAGATTCGTTAGTGCTATATATGTAAAACTCTTCTTATTCATATATTCTCTTACTCTGTCACACTTTCTTCTTCAATATCTGTTTCTAATACAATTCCATCACCTGAATCGCGAGCAAATCCTGTAATTTTACCAATATGAATTCCTTTCCCATCAATTGAAGAGATAATATATACTTCTGAATTTTTATCAAAATGATTCATAACTTGTAAAATATCATTAACTATATATGGTCTTTTTCTTGTAACATTACAAGCAAGTTCTCTTCGATTATAAAACCACATGTATGCTAAGAAATGATTCCAATTGTTCATTATCTGTTCATATACATTTACTTTTCTATTGATATTTAACCCGTCAATCCATGGTTTTACAACAACTTCATGTTCTGTCTTACTCCAAAAGTAATACATAAGAATCTTTTTTAA